CCATGCAAGTCACGCACCCGCCTAACGGTTGCCATAGATAGCCGAGCCACTTCTCTCCCCACTTGCCAAGCCATGAGAGGATCATGCCCTCTTCCATTGCTAACTTGAGTCCATTGATGAACATACTATTAATGAGCATGAACATCAGCGTGTCAATCATATTGCTAATCATGTCTGCGGTGTTACGGTTGTTGATGGTGTGAATATAAGATTGTAGCAGTCGTATGTCGTGTAACCGATCGTCACCTGTGCAGGATCACCGTTCTCGTCAACGATCGTCACCGTGTAGTTGCTGAAGGTGCTGAACGCACCAACCGGGAAGTCAGCGATGATGACTGATGCCTCACCAGTCTCGTCTGTTGTCACCTCGTAGGTGTAGCTGACTCCTGCATTGTTGTCTGTCATCGTGAGAGTGTATGTCGTGTCTGCATCGAGACCGGGCAAGAAGATTGTACTCTCGCACGGATCTGTTGTCACATCGTAGCAGATGTCGCACGGTGTAGTGTCGATCGGTGTTGGTGGTGGACATTCAGGGCATAGACCTTCGTCAATGCACCTCGCTTCTGATAATACCAATGCGGAATAATAAAAGAATACTGTTCCGTCTGTTGATCGATCCAATGCACAGCTAACAAACTCACCCTTCGTATCGTCCAATGCAGGGTCTGATGTTAAACCAGTCCAATCAACAGTATATATCGTGACTGCACCATATATAGGATCAGGAATAGGTGATACAGATGTGCTGATGCTTATAGAGCCACCGAATAAAGCTAATGTGCTATTGGCAAATAATGAATTGATCTGATCAATTACTGTGAAAGGTCCTGAAGGATTATCTGCTGGGAATTCAAAGAATCGTTGATAAGCAACATAAGACAATTGGATGTTTCCAAATGTCACCATTGCATCCGGTACTTCAAAGATCATTTTATACGAGAGTGCCATGCTTACAAATATACATCATAAATAACGAATCCAATCACGGTGAAACGTGGCGCAGTAGTACCTGAAGCAGTCAAGCAGATCGCTCTTCCGGATGTCCGTACTCCTGTCCTTGATGATGTCTCCATCCTCGTCCACCTCTACGTACTTCAGGTCAGTGATTAGCCCCTTGCAGGATCTGTCAATCTTCACGCAGTAATTCTGAAGCAGACTGTTGACAAGCACCCTCGTATCCCTCACGCTCGGATTCACAGCAGGCTGACGCATCTGCATCCTTCCTAACCTCAACCGAGACTGCACCACATCATAGTACCCCGTGTTCCCGGCAGTGAGCGCAGACCTGTTCGCACCCGTAGCATCACCAGTCACAATGAGCGATGCCTTCGGATACTTGGCAATGATCGAATCACACAACTGATAGATGTCGCTGTTCCGTAGAGCAAACTCACCAATCACATTGATGCACCCACTCACGTGCTGAACTGCGATGCAAGTGATCGGGTCAACGTTGAAGTCAAAGCTAAGATAGATATGCTGATGCGGATCGAAAGCAACATCATGCACGTGCTTGTCCACATCGAACGCATAAGCGAAAGGATTGTTAGCGAGGTCAACATCCTCTGCAAGTATCTCGCACCGGAAAGTCAACTCATCGAGTTGATCACGCAGGTGATCCACCTCTTCGTGATTGATGTGCGGATTGTCATAAGTTGACAAATTAAAACTTGACCAGCTCGGATCGTCTCTGGTAAACAACTCCTTGAAGAATGTCCTCCCGAACTTCGGAGTGCTGAGAATCCACGCATCGCCCTTGTAGTCCAGCAGCGTAGCCATGATCGTCTGCGTCCATGCCTCCCTGAACTTCTTGGCTTTCTCTGCCTCGTCAATCACCACCCTCGCATACTTGCGCCCACGACCAGAGTCAGGCTCATCCATACTCCAGAAGTCAATGATACCACCAGTGATCAGACGCATCTGCTTCGTCTGCTCGTTCTTGCTCTCGATGATTGGCTTCAATGTGTACTTCAACTCCAGCCACACATCGTGCAAGTCCTTATAAGTCGGAGCATAGTACGCACACGGCTTCCCATCGAGAGCGACATTCGGCAACAATTCATTGACCGCAAGCGTGGTCTTTCCCCATCGCCTGCCAATCTTCAGCACATTGTACCTACTCGCCTCACTGATCACTCGCTCCTGACCAGAGTGCAGACGCTTGAGCTTGATGGCGATGTCACTCACGGATGATCCTGATGTTGATAGTACCATCATCAGTCTTCACCTCCTGCCTGTTCATCTTGGGAGTGATGAACTCCGCAAGCGTAGCCATCATCTTCAGACGATCGTGCGCTGACAACTCAGCGAGGTCTCGCCTCATCGTGTACTCGTCATAGGAGTCGAGCAGTCTCTCGATCTTGTCCTTGAGCTTCATCTCTTCTTCTTCACTTTAGCCGGCAGCGACTTCATCTGCTTGGGTGATGTCTTACGTGCGAACTCCTTCGCCACCTTCGGATTGGTAGCGTAGAGGTAACTCTTCTGTGCTTTTGATTTAAACGGCATAGTACAAAGATACACACAGACTCATTCAATCTCGCCCTCCTCTCTAAGCACCCTCTCAGCCCACCTCAAAGCAGGCTCACCACCCCACAACAAATAGCTGATCGTCCCACACGCAGTGTCATCGTTAGGATCGTAGTACTCCCCTGCACGACTCAAGTACGAGTACATCCGCTTCACGGTCATCGTAGTGATTGGCTCACGATTCGCTAACTGCTGCGCTCGCACCTTCCCGACCTGCGTAGCGCATCGGTTGCCGATCTCATTGTTTAACCTGATGCCTCGCTCCGCTGCTTCGCTGATCGCTCTCGGATAGTCTGTATATGTCATTTGTTTGATCGGTATTGGTAGTAGTATAGGAACTGATCTATGAAAGTCTTATCCTTAACCAGCCCACTATCTGCGAGTCTCAGCGCATAGTCATAGTCTTCACCCATGCTGATAGACTTATATCCGATCTCCTTCGCTATGCTCGTCATAATTGGATTAAGATGGTTGAGAGGACGAAGGTAGCGCACTGCTCCATCGTATCGTTCTGGCTTGTCGCTCCATTTCAGCCCGGCACGATGCACGAACTCCAGAGGATGCTTTGAGTTGGTCGTGATGATGCCCTTGAATCCGACACCATACACATCTCGCTTGAGCTGCGACAAGATCAGATCAACATAGTTCGTGCTGATCATATCATCGTCATCGATGAAGTTCATGTACTTGGTCCTGCACGTTGTGACTGCGTACTGCCTCTTATCCCCGATGCTATGCTCACGGTTATCCTTGAGGACGATCACCTCCACTGGCTTACAGTCAACCTGCGGATCGAGTCGTGTGCGTAGTCGTGCAAGCATCGACTCCCTCCCGGTGATGGTCAGGATGTAAATGGTCCACAAAGGCTTCACAGCGGAAAGCCGATCTTCTGTCGTTGATTGAATAATCGCTGTCCGTGTGTCCATGCTGTTGCTGAGTTCTCACGCTTATAGGTCTCATCGAGTTGAGACTTGCCTACCGTGTAGTGTCTGTGTTCGATCTCGATGCTCTCGTCAACGTGGTACATTCCGTGTTTCCTCGCTGTCTCAGTCAGATCGTTGTCTGCGAACATACTGATATACTTGGGATGGTAGAGATAGCCGAGTCGCTCGTATGCGCCTCTGTTCATAATCGGAATCGTAAGGATGTCCGAGCGAATGCCATCATGCACTTGCAGGACCGCAGGGTCTGGATGCCGAGCAAACCAATCAAGCAGTAGCGAGTCCCATGCTTGAGGTGCGAACATATCGTCACTGACGAGGATCAAGATGTCCTGCCCTGCGATCTTCGCCCCTGCATTGGATGCCATGACCATGTTGGTCGCTCCAGTGCTGATGATTGTCACAGGCTCGTGCCTGAAGATGTGGATATACTGCGATGCTGTCGGGTCGTTGTCGCTAAGTGAGATGATCCATTCGTACTCACAAGCATTGTCGCTCTTCATCACCCAGTGCTTGTAGCAGTCATGCGCCTGTCGTGGACGCTTGAAGCTGGGGTGTACCAAACTGATGTTCATGCGATGATGACTTGAATCTCCTGACCGCAGATCGACTGAAGTAGCTTCAGCCCATCCATGCACCTTGTGCGTCTGGTGTAGGCTTCACCGGAGTCAGCGATGATCCTGCCGTTCCGTGACAGGATCCTCCACCTCCACTGTTTCCGGGCATCTTGGTAGATTATGGCTTTCATTTCGTTTATAGGCTTAGAATGGCAAATCTGAGTGTCCTATATTAACCGACTGCCGATCGTTCGTCTGAGGGCTTGTAATGGCTTTATACGGCTCTTTAATCGAAATGCTCAGATACTTCTGCCCGGACTTGCTGGTCTTGACCCATGCAGCGAGGTCTTTGGCTTTG